AACTCAGGGATCGACATGCCGTACTGAAACTGGATCTGGTGGCTGGACATCAGGACTCTCCATCGTCAGGAGAGCTCAGATTACGGGCTCAGTGGCTCACTGGACGAGCCTGCTGAAGCAGGTTTCTAATCAAGATCAGGGAAGCGGCGCTGCGTGATTTAACGTGTTTTGGCGTGGGTGGGCGTAATACCTGCTGTCAATGCGGCTCAGAGCGAAGAATGTGCCCAGATCCGAATGCAGCATGAAGGCCCTTTTGAGGGTACATTTTCAGCTATGGTCAGAACAGAAGTGCAGCGATGCATGAGGGGCTAAAAAACACCTCGCACCTGAGGAAATCAACGGGTCCTTCCTGGCCAAAGCGGTATGCGGGGGGCAACAGCGCGAGATTTCGATAGCGACTGCCCTGAAAAACAGGTTACCACCCGGCCAGGTTACCGGCCTGTGGTTACCACCGCCCAAGACAGTTACCACCCCCTGAATATTTCTCACCCGCCCGGCGGCAACGCTCGGCGGGTTTTTCAATTCCATGACGCCAAACCTGCAGATCGAATATCGCGCGATCGATGCGCTGCTGCCGTACGCGCGCAATCCGCGCACGCATTCGCCAACCCAGATTGCCAAGATCGCGGCCAGCATCGTGGAGTTTGGCTGGACCCAACCGATCCTGGTCGATGGGGAGAGCGGCATCATCGCCGGCCACGGTCGCCTGGCGGCTGCGCGCAAGTTGGATCTGGCCGAGGTCCCGGTCATTGAACTGGGGCACCTCAGTCCATCGCAGAAGCGCGCCTACGTGATTGCCGACAACCGACTGGCGTTGGACGCCGGGTGGGACGAGGATCTGCTGGCGCTCGAAATGGCGGAACTGTCCGAGTCGGGTTATGACCTGCTGCTCACCGGCTTCGACGATGACGAGCTGACCCAGATGCTTGCCGACATTGCACAGACTGAGAGTTCGGATGCCGATGAAGAACCGGCCAGCGATGAGGACGACGATGTCCCCGAAGCCCCCAAGCAGCCGATCTCCCGCCCTGGCGATGTCTGGGAACTGGGCCCGCACCGCCTGATCTGCGGCGATGCCAGCAATCCATCCGTGGTCGCCACCCTGATGCACGGCGAGCAGGCCAGCCTGTGTTTCACCTCGCCGCCCTACGGCAACCAGCGCGACTACACCTCTGGCGGTATCGCCGACTGGGATGGCCTGATGCGCGGCGTGTTTGCGCAAGTACCCATGGCCGCCGACGGTCAGATGCTGGTCAATCTGGGTCTGATCCACCGCGACAACGAGTTCATCCCGTATTGGGACCAGTGGCTCGATTGGATGCGGACACAAGGCTGGCGGCGCTTTGCCTGGTACGTCTGGGACCAGGGGCCGGGGATGCCCGGCGACTGGCAAGGACGCCTCGCGCCGAGCTTTGAATTCATCTTCCACTTCAACCGGCAAACGCGCAAACCCAACAAGACGGTGCCCTGCAAGTTCGCTGGCCAGGAAACGCACCTGCGTGCCGACGGATCCTCGACGGCGATGCGCGGCAAGGATGGCCAGGTCAATGGCTGGACTGCTGCGGGTCAGCCCACACAGGACCATCGCATCCCCGACTCGGTCATCCGGGTCATGCGCCACAAGGGAAAGATCGGCAAGGACATTGATCACCCAGCCGTGTTCCCGGTCACGCTGCCGGTGGAGGTCATCGAGGCCTACACCGATGAGGGCGAGATCGTCTTCGAGCCCTTTGGCGGCAGCTGCACCACGCTGATGGCTGCGCAGCGGACCGGGCGCATCGGCCGTGCCGTAGAGATCGCACCTGAGTACGTCGACGTGGCGCTGATCCGTTTCCAACAGAACTTCCCCGGTGTGCCAGTCACCCTGGCTGCCACAGGCGAGACCTTAGAGGCCATCGCCCAACAACGAAGAAGCGAATCCATCCATGTCTGAACCCTGGCTCTCCACACACATCGAGCGTTGGCCCACCGCAAAACTGGTGCCCTACGCCCGCAATGCCCGCACTCACTCCGAGGATCAAGTGGCGCAGATCGCCGCATCCATCGTCGAGTTCGGATTCACCAATCCGATCCTGGCGGGGTCCGACGGCGTGATCGTCGCTGGTCATGGACGCCTGGCCGCCGCGCAAAAGCTGGGTCTGGACACCGTGCCCGTGGTGGTTTTGGATCACCTGACACCCACCCAGCGCCGCGCCCTCATCATTGCGGACAACCGCATTGCAGAAAACGCCGGATGGGACGACGCCATGCTGCGCATCGAACTGCAGTCTTTGCAGGAGGACGGTTTCAATCTGGACATCACTGGCTTCGATGCCGACGCATTGGCCGAGATCATGGCGGGCGAAGAGACCACGGTCGATGGCCAGACGGATGACGATGCAGTGCCCGAAGTGTCGGCCACCCCCATCTCCCGCCCTGGCGATGTCTGGGAACTGGGCAACCACCGTCTGGTGTGCGGCGATGCCACCGACCCCAAGAGCTACGAGTTGCTGATGGCAGATGCCAAGGCTGACATGGTGTTCACCGATCCACCGTACAACGTGGATTACGCCAACAGCGCCAAGGACAAGATGCGCGGGAAGGACCGCCCGATCTTGAACGACAACTTGGGCGATGGTTTTTACGACTTCCTGCTGGCCGCATTGACGCCAATGCTGGAGCGCTGCGCCGGGGCGTCTTACATCGCCATGTCGTCCAGTGAGCTGGACACCCTGCAACAGGCCTTCCGTGCCGCCGGTGGCAAGTGGTCCACGTTCATCATCTGGGCCAAGAACACCTTCACGCTCGGCCGCGCCGACTACCAGCGCCAGTACGAGCCTATCCTCTACGGTTGGCCCGAAGGTCAAAACCGCCACTGGTGTGGTGACCGCGACCAGGGCGACGTGTGGAATATCAAGAAGCCCCAAAAGAACGACCTTCACCCCACCATGAAACCGGTGGAGTTGGTGGAACGGGCCATTCGCAATTCCAGCCGACCGGGCGACATCGTGTTGGACCCGTTCGGCGGCTCTGGCACCACCCTGATCGCCACCGAAAAAACAGGTCGCATCGGTTGGCTCATCGAACTCGATCCCAAGTACGTGGATGTGATCGTGCGTCGCTGGCAGGACTGGAGTGGACAAGATGCTTATCGTGAGAGGGATGGCCTTCCCTTCAATATGCTGGCGTGCGAAGACCAGAAAATCTCAAGTGACGTAGAGTAGCGCTATGTCGAACTGGAGAATTCAATGACCAAACAGGTTGAAATTTATATTCGTGAAAGCGGCGATCGTACGTACTTGAACTTCTACATTCCCGAATCTATCAAAGAGCATTTCATTGCTGCAGTTGAATCCGGTTCCTTTTCTGAAGAGGGCGTAAAAGTGTCTCTTGAACTTACGGCACAGCCAAAATGGTTCACTGGCCAAGATGAGAAAGAAAATGCTCAGCTTTCCAATCAGATGATTCATGTCCGGGTGCCGGTCGATACAGTCAATTTTCATTTTTCCGACTGATTCATTGATGGATCGAAATCCGTGCCTGATGATTTAGATCTCAGTGACGATCTCGCAGTGAATCACAAAGCCCGTCAGGTATGGCAGTCCCTTGGGGATGCCGTGTTGCTTGCTGGTCATGCGCCCGATGGTCCAGCCCATCCAGCGTTGGGTGGCTGCGTGGATCGCCTCTGGGAGTTCCGATCCGGCGTGCATGCCGTTGAGCAAATCGTCGGCGAAGTGACGGCCATGGGGGCTGTCCAGGAAGGCGCGGACCGAGTCCAGTGGTTGGTTGGTGGCGTCCGAGATCGTGGTCATCGCGATCGGCCAGGCCGCTTCTGCTCGGTTGTTCATCGTGCCCCAAAAGCCCCAGGTTTCGTTTTGGGTGGCAGGCATGTGGGTGGTGGTCATCGTCGGCTCCGTGTCTGTGTTGGCGATGACTCCATTGACGCGCTGTATCCAATCAAAGCCAAGGCTTTGATTGAAGTTGTTGCGCAGCGTGGCTCATCTACCACTAACCCAAACGCGCGATGTAACGGCAGTAGTCGCTGCCACTTGGATCTACGTAAAGGAAAGGGCGTCCTGGTGCTTGGATTTCCACGCACAGTCGGCCCTGCATGAAATAGCCTCCCTTGCCTTTGAGCCAGTCGCGTGACTTGTAGAGGTTCATGGAAAAGCCATCGAACTCCTCCGGCGTCATGGTCCTGGTTTCTGTGACGTAAACCACGTCGTTGCCACTGGCCGCAATGTCTTTGATGTCTGTGGGCTTGCGTCCAAACGGCAGACGGATGCTCAATTCTTCAACCTGCACCTGCTGACCATCGAACATGATGGTCAGGGGTTTGCGATCGATTGTGATGGTCATTGTTTTCATATCCTGGCTCCTGTTTAGGCGACGCGGTAAATCCGCTGTCCACCGGCCTCCTTCGTCGAGGTGATCTCCAGGCCGAGTTTCTTTTTGAAGGCGCCGGCAAACGTCCCTCTCACTGTGTGCTGCATCCATCCGGTGGCCTCGCAGATCTGAGCGATGGTGGCACCTTCGGGGCGCTTGAGCATGGCAATCACCTGCGCTTGTTTGCTGTTGTCCCGTGTCCGAGGCTTCATTGCTGTCGCTGTTTCGATAACCGCGTCGATGGCCTGGGCGCTCTCGGGCGCCTTGTGCGGCACACCCAGGGCGTCGTAGCCCTCGGCGGCCAGGAACCAATCCTTGCCGTCATAGGTGATCAGACCGCGTTTGAGCAAACCATCAATCACCTTCTGGCGGGCGCCGCCCTTGATGTTGTCAGGAAACCATTCGATCTTCCCTTCGGTGTACCGATGGGCGTGGTCCAGGATGGCGTGCTGTGCGGGTGTGAGTTGGGTGGTCATGTTGAATATTTCAGTTGGGGGTGGACTGGGTTGGCGATTGTGTGGCGGCCAAGCGGCCCGCTTCATAGGCTGCTTGCAGGGCGCTTTTGACAGCCCAGACGCTGACCTCATTAAAGTCGAGGCGGTCGCTCATTTGGGTTTCCAGGGTCTGGATGAAAAGGTGATCGAGGGCGATCTTTTCAAGCAGGTCTTGGATGGCCTTGGGGTTTTGCTTCTTCATCGTCTTGGCCTTTCGATTGCCGGTTGTGTTGAGGACGATGTGATTGACGCGCTGTTCGCAACCGAAGCCAAGCGCTTTCTTATCCCGGGTGATTCACTCGCCTTTGCCGCAAAACCCAGCACATCGGAGGCCACCCACTTGCACTGAGTAGATCAACACCATGGGACTGTCCATTCGCGCCTACGCGCGCCACCGAGGTGTGTCGCACGTGGCCGTCAAGAAGGCCATCGACACCGGGCGCATTACGCCGCTGCCGGACGGCACCATCGATCCGGTGGTGGCCGATGCCCAGTGGGCGGCCAACACCACGCCGACCCGGCGGTCGGTAGCAGAGGCACCCAGCGACAAGCCTGACCCGCAGGTTGCCGCACCCGCCCGCGAGATTCCGCAGGTTTCCGCAAAGGCTGTCAGGGATACGCCCGAACCACCCACCCCGGCGCTGTCGAGCGGCGGCACCTCGCTACTTCAGGCCCGCACAGTGAACGAGGTGGTCAAGGCACAAACCAACAAGGTCCGCCTGGCGCAACTCAAGGGCGAACTGGTTGACCGGGCGCAGGCCGTAGCCCACGTGTTCAAGCTGGCGCGGACCGAGCGCGATGCCTGGCTCAACTGGCCGGCACGGATTTCGGCGCAGATGGCCGCCGGCCTGGGCGTGGATGCGCATGCATTGCACGTCGCGCTGGAAGCCGCTGTGCGCGAACAACTGCAAGACCTGGGCGATGTGCAGCCAAAGGTAGATTGATCATGGGCGGCAACTACGATTTCTTTTACGAAGGCTGGGATGCCATCGAGCGTGCCTGGCGGGAAGGCCTGACGCCCGATCCACTGCTCACGGTTTCCGAATGGGCCGACAAGCACCGGGTGCTGTCCAGCAAGGCGGCATCAGAACCTGGCCGCTGGCGCACCAGTCGCACGCCCTACCTGCGGGAGATCATGGACTGCTTGTCGCCCATGTCACCAATCGAGCGGGTGGTGTTCATGAAAGGTGCGCAGGTTGGCGGCACGGAGTTGGGTCTGAACTGGGTGGGTTATGTGATCCATCACGCTCCGGGTCCCATGATGGCGGTGTGGCCCACGGTGGAGATGGCCAAGCGGGCCTCCAAGCAGCGCATTGACGCGCTGATCGAGGAAAGCCCCGCAATCCAGGAGCGGATCGCTCCGGCCCGCAGCCGCGACTCGGGCAATACCATCCTGGCCAAGGAGTTCCACGGCGGCGTGCTGGTGATGACAGGCGCCAACAGCGCGGTGGGTCTTCGCTCCATGCCGGTGCGCTACCTGTTCCTGGACGAAGTCGACGGCTACCCGCTGGATGTGGAAGGTGAAGGCGACGCGATCTCGCTGGCCGAGGCGCGCACCCGCACCTTTGCCCGGCGCAAGATTCTGATCGTCTCGACCCCGACGATTGCCGGGGCCAGTGCTGTGGATCGCGAATTCGAAGCGTCTGACCAGCGCCGCTACTTTGTGCCGTGTCCGCACTGCGACCACCGCCAGTGGCTGCGGTTCGAGCAGTTGCGCTGGGAACGTGGTCAGCCGGAAACGGTGGCCTATGTCTGCGAATCGTGTAACCAGCCGATCGCTGAGCATCACAAAACCTGGATGCTGGACAATGGTCAGTGGCAAGCCTGTGCACCGGAGAGTGCGGGGCGCACCGCTGGGTTTCATCTGTCATCCCTGTACAGCCCGATAGGCTGGCGCAGCTGGGCAGACATTGCACGGGCCTGGGAAGCTGCTGCCATGTCCGACAGCCGTTCGGCCTCCGCCATCAAGACCTTCAAAAACACCGAACTGGGTGAAACGTGGGTCGAGGAAGGCGAAGCACCGGATTGGCAGCGCCTGCTGGAGCGCCGAGAGGATTACCGCATCGGCAGCGTGCCCGCGGGTGGCTTGCTGCTGACCGCCGGTGCCGACGTGCAGAAGGACCGGATTGAAGTCTCGATCTGGGCTTACGGGCGGGGCAAGGAATCCTGGCTCATCGAGCACCGGGTGCTGATGGGCGATACGGCCCGCACCGAGGTGTGGTCATCGCTGGCCAAGTTAATGGGCGAAACTTGGACCCACAGCAGTGGCTGCCAGTTGAGCCTGGCGCGCATCGCGCTCGATACCGGTTACGCCACACAGGAGGCCTATGCGTTCGTGCGCAGCGTGCGCGACACGCGGCTCATGCCGATCAAGGGTATTGGCGGCGGCGCGGCGCTGATTGGCACCCCGACAGCGGTGGACGCCACGGCCAGTGGCAAAAAGCTGCGCCGGGGCATCAAGGTGTTCCCGGTGGCGGGCGGCATTGCCAAGCTGGAGTTCTACAACAACCTGAGGAAGAGCGCCGAGGTGGCCGAAGACGGCACCACGCCGATTTACCCGGCCGGCTTTGTGCACCTGCCCAAGGTTGATGCCGAATACCTGCAGCAGCTCTGTGCCGAGCAGCTCATCACCCGGCGCGACCGCAACGGTTTTGCCCACCGCGAATGGCAAAAGATGCGTGAGCGCAACGAGGCGCTCGACTGCTACGTCTATGCCCGCGCGGCGGCAGCGGCTGCTGGCCTGGACCGGTTTGAAGACCGGCACTGGCAAGAGCTCGAAAAACAACTCGGCGCTGGCCCTCCGGCCACTGCCATACCTATTGACACCCCTGAGGCCACCCGAGAACAGCAATTCGACGGTGGCCTTGTTACTTCTGGCGCTGCCAAGCCCAACCCACGTCGGGTGGTGCGCAGCCGATGGATGACTTGATGACCACTTACACCCCAGAACACCTGCAGGCCCTGCGCGAGGCGCTGGCCAGCGGCGAACACCGCGTGACCTATGACGGCAAGAGTATCGAGTACCGCAGCGTGGCCGATCTGAAGGCCGCGATTGCGGAGGTCGACGCCACCATCGCTCGTGAGTCCGGCGCACCCAAATCGCGCCAGATCCGCGTGACCACGAGCAAGGCGCTCTGATGGCCTGGCTCAAAAGTCTGCGTCGCCGCATGTTCGGCGGCACACCGATCTATGACGGCACCGGTGGCGGTCGCCGGGCCTTGGCCTGGATGCCCAGCAATCCCGGAGCTGTTTCGGCGTTATCTCTCGCGCAAGATGAACTGCGCGCCAAGAGCCGTGACCTTGTGCGGCGCAACGCATGGGCCGCTGCTGGCATCGAAGCCTTCGTGGCCAACGCGATCGGCACCGGCATCAAGCCACAGAGCATGGTGCAAGACCAGGCCACGCGCGAAGCGATCCACAGCCTGTGGTGGGACTGGTGTGAGCAGGCCGATGCTGCAGGGTTGACCGACTTCTACGGTCTCCAAGCACTGGCCACCCGTGCCATGCTCGAAGGCGGCGAAGCACTGGTCCGGCTGCGCTACCGCCGCCCCGAAGATGGTCTGCCGGTGGCGCTGCAGATTCAGGTGCTGGAAGCCGAGCACCTGCCAACCACCATGAACCGGGATCTGCCGGGTGGTAACGTCATCCGATCCGGCATTGAGTTCGATCGGCTGGGTCGCCGGGTGGCCTACCACCTGTACCGCTCGCATCCCAATGACGGCTTGCTGGCACCCATGTCCAGCAGTGCCAGCGGCGGTGGCATGGACACCGTGCGGGTGGATGCTAGTGAAGTGATTCACCTGTTCCGCCCCTTGCGTCCTGGCCAGATTCGGGGCGAGCCGTGGCTGACCCGGGCGCTCGTCAAACTCAACGAGCTGGACCAGTACGACGATGCCGAGTTGGTGAGGAAGAAGACGGCCGCGATGTTCGCCGGCTTCATCACCCGCATAGCCCCTGAAGACAACCTGATGGGCGAGTCGACGGCCGATGCCAACGGCGTGGCACTCGCTGGCCTGGAGCCTGGCACGCTGCAGATTCTGGAGCCCGGCGAAGACATCAAGTTCTCAGCACCTGCTGATGTCGGATCGTCGTATGCCGAGTTCATGCGCCAGCAGTTTCGCGCGGTGGCCGCTGCCATGGGTATCACCTACGAGATGCTCACCGGGGATCTGACGCAGGTGAACTACTCCTCGATCCGGGCGGGGTTGCTGGAGTTTCGCCGTCGGTGCGAAGCCCTTCAGCACGGTGTGATCGTGCACCAGCTGTGCCGACCGATCTGGCGCGCCTGGATGGATCAGGCGGTGCTCGAAGGTGCACTGGATCTTCCCGGTTACCGCAAAGACAAACGGCAGTATCAGTCAGCCAAGTGGATCCCACAAGGTTGGAGCTGGGTCGATCCGCAGAAGGAATTCAACGCCATGAAGCTGGCCATTCGGGCGGGCCTCATGAGTCGGTCGGAAGTCATCTCCGGCAATGGCTACGACGCCGAAGACGTGGACCGCGAGATCGCGGCGGACAACGCCCGGGCCGATGCGCTGGGCTTGGTCTTTGACTCCGATGCCCGGCATGACCAGGCAGTCGTTGCGCCCCCCACCGACAACCTAGACGCGCAGCCCACGGATCCGCGGTCCAGTGACCCAGAGGCCGCACCGCCCAACAACCAGGACCTCCAACCATGACTTACCTTGCCTCCCGCCTGTTCGGGACGCCCCTGCTGATTCACCGACCCAAGCTGGACGTGATCCTGTCGGTGGTCGGGCAGCGCATCGGCATGGCCGATGCTCCCGCGATGCCAGCCATGGACATGGCCGTGTACCAACGGCCACCCGCAGCCGCAGCCCCCGAGGGCATTGCTGTGATCCCGATCCACGGCTCGCTGGTCAAACGCTCGCTGGGCATGGAAGCCGCCTCGGGCCTGACGTCCTATGGAGAGATCGCCGCGATGTTGGATGCGGCACTGGCCGACCCGCAGGTCAGCGGGATCCTGCTCGACATAGATTCGCCCGGGGGCGAAGCCTCGGGCAGCTTCGAGTTGGCCCGGCGCGTGCGCGAGGTGGCTGCGGTCAAACCCGTCTGGGCGGTGGCCAACGATGCCGCGTATTCGGCGGCCTATGCCATTGCTGCCAGTGCCCAGCGACTGGTCGTCACCGAAACCGGTGGCGTGGGGTCCATCGGCGTGATTGCGCTGCATGTCGACCAGTCGGTCAAGGACGCCAAGGACGGCTACCGGTTCACGGCCATCACGGCGGGTGCTCACAAGAACGACTACTCGCCACACGAGCCTTTGTCGGATGCTGCCAAGACGGAGCTACAAGGTGAGGTGGATCGGCTTTACGCCATCTTCACCGATCACGTGGCCGCCATGCGCGGCATGGATCTGGACGCTGTGCGAGCGACCGAGGCTGGGTTGTACTTCGGCACCAATGCCGTGGCCCAAGGGCTCGCTGATGGTGTCCAGACGCTGGACGCCACGCTTGCCGAATTCCATCGATTCATCAACGCCCGTAACCATTCGCCGTCTCAGGTGCGGGGCGTCATCCGTGCTGAGGCGGCACCCTTGAAGAAGGAAATGACCATGAACGAAGAAGAGAAAGTGATCGAGACCGTCGACACCATCAGCACTGACGAAGCCGCCGTGCTGGTGGCTGAAGCCCGTCGCGAAGTGACCCAGGCTGCCCAGGCGATTGCCGAGGTTTGCTTGCTGGCCGGTTGCCCCGACCGCGCAGCCGAGTTCATCGCCGCCGGCAAGACCGAAGCTGATGTGCGACGCGTACTGATCGACGCCCGTGCGGCACGTTCCGAGGCCGACGACATCCGCTCGACCATCACCGTGGATGCCGGTACCCAAAACCTTGATCGCCCGGAGGCCTCACCCATTGTGGCCGCCGTGAAGAAACTCACAGCCACCGCCTGAGAAAGGAATAGACCATGACTCCCATCACCGAACAAAACAACCTTGGCGACCTCTTGAAGTACGAAGCCCCCAACCGCTATTCGCGTGACGTCGCCACCATCGCCGCTGGCCAGAATCTGCCCTTGGGCACGGTGCTGGGCCGCAATGCCAGCGATGGCAAGCACTATGCGATCGACCCGGCCGCCACCGACGGCACTGAGGACGCCATCGGGGTGCTCGCCAACGCGATCAATGCTACCAACGCCGACCGCAGCGACGCCATCCTGATCGCCCGCCACGCCATCGTTGCCAAGACTGCGCTGGTCTGGCCGATCGCGCTCACCGGTGCCCAGCGCACGGCTTATGAGCAGCAGCTGGCCGAGCGCGGTGTGCTGGTGCGTGACTCCGCCTGATCCACGTCCTAAACCTACCCGTCTTTCATCCCCGAACCCGCCTGGCCATCTGGCTTGCGCGGGTTTCGTCA